TGGCATGGTCGAAAGTAGGCACGACTATGATCCCTTTTAATTTCTACAGCGACGTCGACGAGCCTGATGGCTTCGGCATGGCGCGACGGCGTGTGCTTTGGGGTCTTGTCTACACTGGCAGACCACTCGGCATTATCGGACGCATCAAGGTTTGGATATGGCTGCGCCAATGCGAACGATTTATCAGGAAGGCATGTTGACCACATCAACTGACGAAGACCAGCTCATTGACCTGATGGCTACTTGCTACGCCAACCCGCTCAAGCATGTCCTCGTCAGTTATCCTTGGGGCGTGAAGGGCACGCCGCTCGAAGGACGGGACGGCCCAGACTTATGGCAGCGAGAGTTCCTCATCGAGCTGGGCAAGCAGGTCAAGGACAGAAACTTCGACGGCGTCAACGCAGTCAACCCAATTCAATTCAGCACGGCCAGCGGCCACGGCATCGGCAAGTCATGCCTGAGCGCATGGATCATTAGATGGATCGGCGACACGCGACCGGACAGTGCTGGAACCATCACAGCGAACACCGCCGAGCAGCTCAGGACGAAGACATTCGCCGAGCTGGCCAAGTGGCACAACCTAGCCATCACCAAACATTGGTGGACGTTGAACGCAGGCAGCGCAGGTTCGCTCAACATGTATCATCGAGACAACCCGAAGCGATGGCGGTGTGATGGACAGACGTGCCGCGAAGAGAACAGCGAAGCCTTCGCCGGGCAGCACAGAGAGAACAGCACATCGTACTATCTCTTCGACGAGGCTGGCGGCATCCCCAACAAAATCTTTGAGGTGCGCGAAGGTGGGCTGACCGATGGTGAGCCGATGACGTTCGACTTTGGCAACCCGACGCGGAATAGTGGCCGCTTCCATTCCAACATGCTTGGCAAGAACAGGGGCCGATACATCAAGCGGTTCATCGACAGCCGAAGCGTTGATATCACCAACAAGGAATACCTGCAGCGACTGATCGATGACTACGGTGTGGACAGCGACGTCGTGAAGGTCCGCGTGCTCGGTCAGTTCCCATCAGCATCAAGCCATCAGTTCATCAGCGGTGACGATGTCGACGCAGCCATGCTCAGGGAGATGACGCCCTCCGAATACAACTTCGCCCCGACCATCATCGGTGTCGACCCAGCGTGGACAGGCGACGATGACTTCGTGATCCAGCTACGACAGGGCAACAACTCGAAGACGCTCGGCGTGTATGCCCGCAACGACAACGACGTGCAGATGGCACAGCTCATCGCCCAGTTCGAGGATGACTACGATGCCGACGCCGTGTTCGTCGACGGCGGCTTCGGCACAGGCATCGTGAGCATCGGCCACACCATGGGCCGCGACCATTGGCAGATCGTGTGGTTCAGCGACAAGAGCCTCAACCCCGGTTGCCTCAACAAGCGTGCCGAGATGTGGGAGAGCGTTCGCATCTGGCTGAAGGAGGGCGGGTGCCTCGAAGAAGACGACATCATGCGTCAAGACCTGACCGGCGTAGAGTTAGTGCCGCGCCTCGACGGGAAGAAGCAACTGGAGAGCAAGGAGCACATGAAGGATCGGGGGCTGGCAAGTCCAAACAAAGCGGACGCCCTAGCCATCACGTTCGCCTTCCCAGTGGCAGCAAAGAAGCTGGCCTACAACCCGAAGCAGGCAGCGGAGATGCAACACGAATACGACCCAATGGCCTAGACGACACAGCATAAATATGCTAGAGGCGGTAGACATGGATGCACTAATCATTTTCAGCAGTGGCAACGAGCACCCCCTCAACTGGATGCTGGACAAGCGACATCGCCATGTGTGGTGCGCTACCAAGATCGAAAGCGGTCAGTGGGTCATCTATAATTGGCACCAAGGCAACCCCATCATCGAAGTGGTCGACGGCTCCGTAGACCTCGCGGCCTACTACAAGTCTGAAGGCTTCAAGGTCTACAATGTCGAGGTCGGCGACGAGCCATGCCACGGCCCGTGGATGTGCAACAACTGCGTCGGCCACACCATGGTGCTGCTCGGCATCCGCACCCATTTCATATTCACTCCCCATCAACTCTGGAAACACCTGACAGGTAGAACCATGACTGACCACATCAAGAGATTTTTCACCAACCTCTGCTTCGTGCCCGGCTTCGGTGGAGGCAAGACCACGTTCCTCCCCGCCCCAGTAAGCACCGTGGCACCGGCATCGCAGACAACCGTCGACGCAGACGCCAAGATATCAGCAGACGAAGCGGCACGGGTCAAAGCGCGTAAGACAGCAGCAGGTTCCACCACGTCCGCATCAAGCACGCTGCTCGATGACGACGACAGCACAAGCGGAGCACTCAAATGATCAAGCTACTAAAACGATTTCTATACATGCCCGGCTTCGGTGGCGGCAGCGCACCAGCTCCTCCGCCTCCGCCTCCGCCTCCACCTCCGGCACCGAAGAAGCCCGACGTCGCAGTGCAGCAGGCACGCGCCGATGAGATCAAGCGGTCGAAGCTGGCCGCTGGTCAGGCGGGCACCAACAAGACAGGCGGCATCCTCACCGATGAGGCAAGTACCGCCAGCAAAACATTACTGGGGTAGATCATGGCCAACCTCGCACGCAGAAGCTCCGACACCTTGATGGGTGACAACGACAGGGTCGACTACCCAATGGTGCATTTCTCCGCCGAGCAGGTTGCATCTCTCGGCCTGTGGGATCACGACGTGGGCGACACGACGAAGATGCAGGCCAACATCCGCATCTCATCGAAGTCAAAGGACAGCGGCGAGGACCGGCACGTCACCATCGAGCTGGTGGACGCGGTGGTGAAGAAGCCGGAAGGCGTCGACGCCAACAAGATGTTCCCCTCGACGAAAGGTTAGCTCATGCCAATCATCAGCCCCGGAAATCTCGGCGACAACATCCCACCTCATGGGAAGAAGTCGACAGTCCTCAAGCGTTACGTCACGTTGGAGAACGACCGCTCGTCTTGGCGCAACCACTGGATGGAGATCAGCGATTACATCCTGCCGAGACGTGGCCGCTTCCTATTCACGACGGCTGACGACAGAGGCAAGAAGCGCAACAACAAGATCATCGACAGCACCGGCACGCAGGCCGTGCGGACGCTTGCCGCTGGCATGATGTCCGGTATGACCAGCCCGGCGCGTCCTTGGTTCCGTTTCGCCACGCCAGACGAAGAGTTGATGGATCACCATGAAGTAAAGACGTGGCTTGCCGACGTCGAGCGGATCATTCGCTCCATCCTTCAGCGGTCCAACTTCTACAACTCTGCCTTCACCATCTACTCGGAGCTGGGTGCGTTCGGCACGGCACCGCTATACAGACAGAAGAGCTTCAGCAACGTCATCAGGTTCAGGCCGTTGACGGCTGGTGAGTATGTCATTGCAGAGAATGACCAAGGAGAGGTCGACACACTTGGACGGTCGTTCACCATGACCGTCAGCCAAGTCGTAGAGAAGTTTGTCATCAATTCAGAGAAGGGCATCGACGACTGGACAGGTGTCAGCCGAGCGACGCGCAACCTGTGGAACTCTAAGAACTACGACGCACTGGTGCCAATCATCCACATGATGGAGCCTCGCCGTAAGTCAGAGCGCGACCATAAACTATTCAGCAATCAGCACATGCCGTTCAAGTCGGTCTACATGGAGCAGGGTTCAGACAACGACGAGGTTCTGTTCGAGGGGGGCTTCAAAACATTCCCCGCATACATTCCTCGGTGGGATGTACTGTCCGGCGACGTGTACGGCAGGTCTCCCGGCATGGATCACCTCGGCGACATCAAGCAATTACAACAGCAGCAGAAGCGCAAGGCGCAGGCCATCGACAAGATGGTCAACCCGCCGATGACCGCGCCTACCTCGCTGCGTGGTAAACCTTCGAGCGTGCTGCCCGGCGGTACGACCTACGTCGACCCGTTGCAGGGCGGCCAAGGTTTCACGCCAGCCTATCAAGTTACCCCTCGCCTCGGAGAAATGCAGCAGGACATCGCTGAAGTTCAAGAGCGTATCCAACGTGGATTTTATGCCGACCTCTTCGCCATGATGATCAACAGCGACCGCCGAAACATTACGGCGACTGAAGTCATTGAGCGGCAGGAAGAGAAGCTCGTTTTGCTGGGTCCAGTTCTGCAACGCCTAAACACAGAGCTGCTCGATCCGTTGTTGGATGATGTGTTCCAGTTTGCGCTAGACGCGGAACTCCTCCCTGAACCGCCAGCCGCACTAGACGGGGCTGAGTTGCGCGTTGAATACATCAGCCTACTCGCGCAGGCCCAGCAAGCTGTCGCAGCCAGTGCCCTCGAACGTACCATGGGTTTTGCAGGTAACTTGGTCGGCGTCTTCCCTGAGATCGTCGACAACTTTGATGCCGACATGGCAGTCAGGCAGTATTCAGAAATCTTGGGCAACTCGCCTGACCTTCTCAAGGACAGCAATCAAGTCGCAGCCGTCAGGCAGCAGCGTGCCGAGCAGCAGCAGGCAGCGCAGGCCGCCGAGCAGGCCGGAGCTGCAGCGCAGGGTGCCAAGGTATTGAGTGAGACCGACACGCAGAACCCCAACGCGCTAACTGATCTGCTCGGAAGGGGAGCCACCGCCTAATGGCAAAGAAGAACTACGACGCCAGCGACCCTAAGCACGTCGAGGAAGCTGAGAAGGATATGAAGGACCGCGACCAAGACGTCGTGTTCATCATGTCCCAGCCGCGTGGACGCAGATGGATGTATGACTTGATTTGGAACAGGTGCCACAAGGATGGCATCAGCCATGTGCCGAGCGACAAAGAGAGTACAGCATTTAACGAGGGAGCGCGGAGCGTAGGTTCCGTATTGGAAAGCATACTTCGGCGAGATATGTCGAGGATGTACATTAAGATGTTGGAGGAGAACCATTTCGATGGCTGAAGAAATTGAAGCGACTGAAGAGGCAACCGAGGAAGTGGCCGAGGTCACTGAGGAAGTCACGACAGGTGAAGCGACTGAAGAAATTACGGACGACGTCAAGCCGGAAGGCGAAGGCGACGTCAAGGATACCAAAACCCTGCTGTCGGACGACGAGGGCGATGGAGCCGGAGGCGCACCCGATAAGTACGAGTACGTCTCTCCAAAGGACATCGGGGAAATCGATATGACCCCCGAAGTCCAAGCACAGTTTGATAACTTCAACGAACGGGCGAAGGATGCTGACCTAACACAAGACCAGTATCAAAAGCTCGTTGACGGAGAGATCAGACGGGGCCGCGCTGCCGTAGACGATATGGTAGTGGGCTATCAGCAGCGTGTAGACGGATGGGCCGACCAGACGAAGGCAGACAAGGAGCTAGGCGGTGAAGAACTCGCTGAGAACCTGAGCACTGCCAAACTGGGCATGGACACATTCGGGACACCTGCCTTGAAGGCTTTGCTAGACAAACCTTCAGAGCAGAACCCCGATGGTCTGGGCATTGGCAATCATCCTGAGATTATACGTCTGCTCCATCGCGCTGGGTTACAGGTGAAGGAAGACGGCGACCTTGTTGGCGGAGACGGCGGCAAGGCTGAGAATGATGCTTCCTTACGCAGAATGTATCCCAGTATGTTCAAAGACGAAGCAGCTTAAAGGAGATAACTAATGGCTACTCTAAGTGTTGTTAACCCCACCTTGGCCGATCTGGCTAAGGTCACTGACCCCGACGGCGGAATTGCCGACGTGGTTGAAATTCTGAACGCGACGAATGAAATCCTGACTGACATGTCATGGATGGAAGGTAACCTCACGACTGGTCACCGTTCGTCTATCCGTGCTGGCCTGCCCACTCCGACGTGGCGCAAGATGTATGGTGGCGTTCAGCCGACAAAGTCCCGCGCAGTCCAAGTCACGGACAACTGCGGAATGATGGAAGATTATGCCGAAGTCGACGCCGCCCTCGTTGGGATGGCTGGTGACCCGGCAGCCTTCCGCCTTCAAGAGGATCGTCCTCACATCGAAGGCATGAACCAAGAGTTTGCTTCTACTCTCTTCTACGGAGATGAAAGCACGGCACCGGAAGAGTTCACTGGACTTGCCCCGCGCTACAACTCTACTACTGCAGACAATGGTGATAATATCATTGCAGGCGGTGGATCGGGTTCTGATAATGCTTCTATCTGGCTCATCTGCTGGTCTCCGCAAACCCTCCACGGGATTATTCCCAAGGGTTCCAAAGCGGGCATCCAACAGCGTGATCTGGGTGAAGTTACCATCGAAGACGCTGACGGCTCGAATGGCCGGATGCAGGCTTTCCGCACGCACTATCGTTGGGACGTTGGCCTCACGGTCCGCGACTGGCGTTATGCGGTTCGGATCGCTAACATCGACCGTTCGGCTCTGGTTATCACCGCCGCTAGTGGTGCTGACCTCAACGACCTGATGCACCAAGCATGGACCGAGCTGCCT